AGCGAATGAACGGGCGTAGCCGTTGACCAGAAGGAAACGGCGTGCGAGGAACGAGCTAAGACGTTGACTGGCGGGAATCGGCGGAAGCGTAAGTGAAGCACGCCGGGACAGTACCGTGCAGCGGGTGACGTGCAGGTGCTTGTGCTTTGGAGAGCGAAGCGGAACCGGCCGGGCGCTGCTGGCGGGGGATCTGCTTTTGCTGATCGCATGACAGCTATAGCCAGGACGGTGGAGCGAAGCGGTTGACCAAACGAGCGGAGCGAGTGCAGGGCTAGTGTCTAAGGTATTGCCCGAATCAACCCCCACTTCGATATTGATCTACTAGTTGTCCAAAGTCCGTCTCCATTCGGGATTAGCATCTAACCAAGCTAAGGAGTCTTCAACTGTTGCTCGATATCCCGGCATCTTGAACCCAGCCTTCTTCATCAGGTAAACGTAATTAGGGTGTCGATTAAGGCGCCATGCTAATTCCTTGGGGCTAAGCAATTGCGTATCACTGTGTTTTAACATATTATTAGGGGTTTGTATGGGTATTGTCATCCGTATTACTGTCTAATTTAGAGATGGTGATCTCCACGCGAGGGTCATTCCTATCAATTTCAAAGGTCGGCTGGCCATGTGTAAGGATCTGGTAATTGTCATCCTCGATCAATCCAGCATCCACCACGCCATCATAGTAAGCTTTTAACATAGCTACGGCATTTCTCTCATCCCTATTTCGGCACACATTATAGAAGAAAGTCTCCTGCGCTTTAACCTTCTGCCATGGTTTAGTGCAGATATCCTCCGCCTCCACTGCTTGTCGAGCAAGTCTTCGAGCTTTCTTAGTAACGCCAGCCTTCACGGTCCAATGTATCCGAGCATTTGGAGATAAACAGTTGTGTGGCAATGGCAGTACCAGGGTAATGGATTCGCTATTTATGGGACACTCAACTGCCCTATAATTGTCTGACTTATCCTGCTCTTGCATGACTAATTATAAAAGGATGATTCTGCAATTCAGTCAACGGGAATATCTGAAGTAAATGGAGCAGAAAGCGACCAAGACTTATAGCATCCGACATCTGATATATGTTTAAAACTGTCGTGTGAGTCCCCTGTCTGTTTTTATACACGTATTTATATATATATTGTTTATATATAGGATATATCATAGATGAGCTAAAAAGATATAGACCAAGATATAGACCATTCCCCATGGTCTATATTGGTCGGTATCTATGTTATTTGGGGAGATATCGACCAATCAAAGGTCTATATTGGTCGGTATCTGGTCTGTATCTTTGGTCTGTATATCGGGTATGTTTGTCCCAGGGTGTGTATTTCTGAGGTATGTCCGCCCCAAGGGTGTGTATTTCTGAGGTATTTCGGTGTCAAAAGGTGTGTATTTCTCAGGTAGATCCGCCTCAAGGGTGTGTATTCTGAGGTATGTCCGGGTCAAAGGGGTTAATATCTGAGGTATGTCCGTCTCAAGGGTGTGTATTTTTGAGGTATTTCGGTGTCAAAGGGGCGTATATCTCAGGTATGTCCGTGTCAAAGGGGTCTATTCTGAGGTATGTCCGTCTCAAGGTGTGTATCGAGTTAACCAGGCTTAAAGATGTAAACTGTGGCAGGACGAGTCTTTTTATCCTGCTGATCAATGATGATGTCGTGTCCTTCTTCGAGCGTCTTGAGTATATCAATCCGCTCGAAACTTTTAATGGCCCGTGTCGCTCTGGTAAGTTCATGTTTGGTGATACCTCTCCGTCCAGCACGCTTAATCTTTTCTAGTACCATCTTCAAGTTACGTTCAAAGTCATTCTCCACCACCTTATCGCTGATAAGGTCTGAAAATGACTGAATGCAGTATCTAACCACTGCAATAGCCCACTGTACTTCTTTCAGTGTGATCTTAGCGTCACGCAAATCATGGAAAGTTCCGCAAGCGACGATCAAAGCAATACGATCTGCTTGCTCTGCTGCTTTGCCCCATAGCTCACAGTTGTCTAACTTCCCAAGCTGTTGTATGTCCCTAGCTTCGATAAAGAACTGCTTTAGTGCATTCTTTGCATCTGTATCAATAGGGACAGTGATCGTCCAATCCTGATCGACTGCTTGCGCTGAGAAGACACTAACTGCTGTCGCAGCGGGATTAACAAACTGAGCAAATCCCTGACACTTATCAAGGATTAGAGCCGGTATAATGTGACCAGTATCAAGGGTGTCTGATAAGGTGCCAAGATCACTACTAATGAAGTATAAGCAACGAGGTAACCACCCATCTTGGAGCTGATCTTTTCTCAAGCTACTTGCGATCTTATCAGTGGAGCCAGTCCCATATATCGTCAAGCAGGGGTGTTTGATGGAGAACGAGCTGTTATCCCTCCCAGCTCTATCCTTCCCTCTGTATGTCTTATTCCCTGCTGACCATAGCTTCATCAGTGTTGGTACTACTGTTGCACGATGGTTATCTACCTGACTGCCGAAACCTCCTAATGTGTGTCCAGCTTCATCCCAAGGGTAAAATGTAACTGGATGATCACTAATTCTCTTCTCAATGGCTGAATCACTGGTGACATCTGTGCCACCAATGAGTTCACCTGCACCTGACTGTTCTAGTATCCGTTCAGCCATACTAATGGGGTGATCTTTACCCGTGGATGTGCCACCAACTGCCATGCAATAAAGGTTTGTCCGTCCATTCTTCCAACCTGACTTAACCTTCTGCCCTAATAGTGTCCCTACTACTGCAAGTGATGCTGCTATCGAGTATTTAGGTTGTGGTATCTGAGCAGTATCAAGGATGTACTGCATGATGTCACCCACCAGTCCAGAAGGTTTCCAAGATGGTTCTTCAAGTGTCACTATATTGTCATAAGCCACTGATAACTCCGCTATCTGCTCTGGAGTAGCAAAGTTGTCAGTCTTCCGGGTGGTTCTGTCCGTCCTATAACCATCATCTTGAATCAACCACCCTCTGCTTTTTACTGGAGCAGCTTCTGCTTCTGATACCTTACGCTCAAACTCTCTGACTTGAATGGGGTCAGCAGTATTCCAACTAGGTACGCAGCGGGGATTATAGTTAGACCAAAGTAAACTAAGGGAATCTGCTCTGGAGAGCATGAACCCATTTACTAGTCCCTGAGCTGCCCATAACAACTTACTATGACCTGCTTGTCCCTCATGTGCAGCGTCACACTTCTCAAGCCACAAACTAGCTCTGTGTAGTATCTGATGGTGATTATCTGAGGTGATCTGCTGTTTCTTCACCTTAGGAGCAGCCATCTGTCTGACCTGTTCTGGTAAGCAATCCAATGTTTCTGACTCCCAGTAGTAAGGGAGTCCATCTATCACGCTGGGAGCAGCTACAATGTATCCATTAGCCAGGAGATCAATTCCTGTCACTAACCCTATCTTTCTAGGTGGTGGAGTGCCTTCATTCTGGAACACATAATGAGCACCTCCACTTGGGGTACGTGCAATAGCCGTGTCAGGTAAGTCACCTAGCAATGGGAGACTCTCAAAGCCATTGATATCTCCGTGTGTGTCTACATCTACTACGCATAACCCTGACGTATCCAAAGCTATTCCAATGTTAGCCGTGGGATTAGCAGTCCACCAACTAGTGATCTGTGTGCTATCCACTGTTGCTTGCTTGAATCCACCAGCAACCAGTGGAGCTTTACTTCCTGGTCTCAGGGGGAATACATACCATCCTTTTGTGGCATATTGTAGTGCATCATTTAACATGTTGTATCTAGTTTGTGGTTAATAATGTGAATGGTTTCTTTGATGGTGCGTGGTAATCCCTGAGTATCTATCTGTGCCTGATAGACCAGTGCCTGAACTTGTTTAGAGTACTGTTTCTCAGTATCATTGTCAGTGTCTCCGGGGTATCCTTCTCTACTCAGAGCAAATACCACTCCTCCTTTATCGAGTATCCACTGTGCTTCTTCTTCTAACTCACAGTCATCAATGATTACTAAGGTATCTTCGTCATCTTTGTCATGAAGGTCTAGTTGCTGTTGCATTGCCCATAACCATATATCTTCATGCACCAGCTGTCTGCCCCATTCTGAATCAAGTGTTTTCAGTATCTCCTCTGGTGTCTTTCCAAGCTTACTAATGGTCTGTGTCCTCAGTGTTTTATCTCTCACTGCTTCAGAATAGATGCCCATTGCTATAGCCATAGCTATCAATGGGTCAGCAAAACTTAATATCACTGTATCGACACTGTGGTGAAAGTTTACTCCTAGTTCATGTGCAAAGGTGGTCTTCCCTACCCCTTTTGGTCCTATGAGACCAATTAGTTTTATATTAGTCTGCATCTTCCTCCTCTACCAATAAGTTAGTGATGTCTTCTATCATGCACTCCTTTCTTTCTAATTTACGTATGAGGTCAGCGTTCTCTCCTTCTAAGTCCATGATCTGTTCTAAGTAGTCCTGTCTGGTTGATGGGTTCATAATGGTGTTGTCTGTGTGTTATTAGTTAAAAGTGTTTATCTCGTAGTCTCTAATTTCTAAGCGTGTACCTGAATCGAGTACTAGTAGTCGTTTGACTCTCTCTGCTATTCTATCTGCTAGGAACATGTCCTGGAGTGCATCTTCTACCGTTGGCATCGTTCCAATCTGTAACCTATTCCAAAAGAGTTTAGCGGCGTTACCTTGATTGCCTGAACTGTCTAAGTGCATCAGTGTGGAAGCACTCCTCTGACCACTCCTAAACTGAATCCTGAGAGCATCGGGTTTGCCATGTTGCTGTCTCAGGTGACATCTAACTCCATGTACTTTTAACCACTTAGGAGTGCTTAGAATGTCATGTTCTGCTGCTTCAACTTCATGTAGTCTCCGGGTACGTTCTATTTGTTCATCTACCTGCTTCTTCTCCAGGGGTGGTATCTCCCAACCACAGTTGGGACAGCAACCTATGATGTAGCTGAATACGTCACTGCATACTTCACACTTCTTCATCCTCACTTCCCTATTATCAGTTGCATCAATCGGTCCGTGTTCTTTTATGCAGCGGGAGAAGTCTAACACTAAGCAGTCTGTCTTGTTAGCGTGTGTTCTGAGTCCACGTCCTACCATCTGTACGTAGAGTCCTTTTGAGAGCGTAGGTCTCAACAATGCGACACAATCAACTGCTTTAGCATTAAAGCCTTCAGTATAGACGTTTACATTTACTAATACTCGGTGTCTTCCTCTGATGAAGTTGTTGGCTATCTTTTCACGTTCACCGGCTGGAGTTCTTGCTGTTACGTAAGGAGCAGTTATTCCATACTTACGTAGCTCATCACTAATGTGTTGGCAGTGTGCAATGTCTATTGCGAACACGACTACACTTTTACGTTGTTCTGCATTTATCAATGTCACCAGTTCTTTGACAGCTATGCTGACGACTTCTTCTTTATCTAGTTGTTCAGATAGTGCTTTAGTCACATAATCTCCATTTGAGCTACGTACTCCAGTTAGGTCTGGTTGATTCTCACTGCATTTAGTGCGTAGCTTGCAAAGGTATCCATCTGTTATCAATTCAGCTACGCTGGCATTGTAAACTAGCTCCTGGAGTAAATGGTTTCTATGGCATATCGGACCTTCCATCCGATATGGTGTGGCAGTGAAACCAATTAACACTAGTTTAGTGTTAAAGCGTCTGCATCCTTCAATGAACTTACGATACTTACCTTCACCTTTCAGTGGTATTCGATGTGCTTCATCTACGATGATTACGTCGAAAGGTTCTAGTACGCCCGACTTGTTGTAGATGCTATCAATACTGGCATAGATTATAGCGTGCTCAGTATCTCTGCGTTTTAGAGCTGCTGCGTAGATTCCTACGTTGCAGTTAGGATTGATGCTAATCAATTCATCTGAGTTCTGCTGCACCAATTCTTTTCGGTGCTGCAATATACACACTCGAAGTCCTGGGTGTTTCTTTTGCCAGTTGGTGATCGCGAGTGCGATTAACAAGCTTTTGCCACCGCCGGTAGGAATAGCTACGCAGGGGGAAGTTTTCTTTCCCGAGCGTAGATGGCTGTCTAGCGCTTGAAGCGCTTCTTGTTGATAGGGTCTTGGAGTTAGCATTTGAGCAGTATTATTTTTACTTCTGCCATACATGATGGCCTTCTGAATTACGGCCAAAGCCTTCGACTGCTTGCCAGTTGCGTGCTTTTTTGCGCGCACGAATATGGGCGTAAATTACCAGAACTGCGAAAAGCAATAGAGTTAGATAGAGCATTGTAGGTAGGACAAAAAAGATTCGTCTTGAATCTTCTTAGAAGCGTTTGCGTGTTTTGAGCGCCACGCTTCTATTCGTTTTGCTACTACAATTGCACTGGCTTTGTAGTATGCGCGTTTTTGAGCCGCTATTTTTAGGCGATACTCTGCATTGTAGGCCTTCTTGTATTCTATTAAAATTTCTTCGTCAGTTATCATTAGTAAATTAAGCTGGAGGCTAGAACTGGAAGGGTCGGACTTTCAGTCATTTTTGGGTAGGAGTAGTGTTTAACCCCAAGGCATTTCGTCTTCGTCTTCAGCATCGCTGGCAGCGGCTGAAACAGCAGTTGCGGCGGGTTTTTTGTTGGCTGCTGCAATCGCAGCATAGCCTTTCACGTTGTTGCGCTCGCCATCTACAACTACTTTGACTGCGAGTGCTTTATTCAGCAAATGCTGGATATCTTCGTCGCTCTGCAAACGTCCTTTGTAGCCAATAGCATTACAGATTTTCTGTAATTCTTCTTGCGCGATCTCGACGGCAACCGGGTTAGGGTTGACTAGATTTAGGTTTGTCCAGAGACGTCGTTCGCGTCCTACTTCACTGGTGACAGTGAATTGGATGGAGAGGTATTGACCGTTACCAGCCTTGGTAACTCTCACGTCGGCATCACTGATGATGACATCATACATGCCTGGCGTGAGTGGTGAAAAGTCAGTGTTACTGACTGTATTATTGGAGGCATCAAAGCCTTTTGATCCGAATATGCTCATGTTATTATTGGTTGTTGGTTATTTACTTGCAGAGATTACTGCTTCTTTAAAATCACTCCAGTTGAGTGGGATATCGTCAGGCAGTTTGCCATACGGCCCGCGGCCACCGGCAGGGAACGCGGGACTTTTCTGGCAAAATAAGAAGCGCTGGCCGCCACTCGCATCGATGGCTCGGCCTTTCTCAGCGCCGAATCCAGCCTGCTCTTTTTTCACAAAGGTTTTGGTGTTAGCGAAGCCAATGAAGTCAGCCCAGCGAAATAGTGTGGCTGATGCTTTGTCGTTTACGTCAAATTGGAACTGGTCGTATGACTCGTTCAAAGGGTCATCAAACTTCTTAACTTTGACGTGGCCGATAATAACGCTGGCCATGTTTTTAGATTCTCGCAGGAAGTCTAGCGCCTGCATTAATTCGCGCCACCGGGACAGCGCCTCGGTGTAACCTTTGCCATAGCCGCCGCCGACTTTTTCGATGCTGGCGGCCTTTTCTGATTCGCAGACATCTGAAAAGATTAATGGCTCAAGTGCGCTGGCGGAATCAATGATCACAGTTTTGTAGTCGTGTTTTTCATTGGCGAGTGAGCTGAGTGCGTCACGCACTTCTGCGAATGACTGCAAGGTGGGAAATTTGGCGATGTCCAGGGCATCGACACCCTCTTCTTGACGGATCGGCAGGACGATCGGCTTATCAGCGCCGGCTGCGAAGGTGCTCTTGCCGATTTTCTCGACGCCGAGCAGCACGATGCGCGGGGCTTTTATCTGCGCTCCGCGTGTGATTGATTGTAGATTAATCATAGTTTT